AGGAAAGCACTGGTCAGCTCAAGACCTTCCGCGTGATCTCGGTTCCCGGTGGCGGCACCACGCTGGAAATCTCGCCGCCGATGATCGGCGCGAACAGCACCCCGACTGATGCGGAAAAGCAGTACAAGAATATCGAGGTCGTCTCGACTTCTGGCACTGCCAACATCAACCCGCTCAACGGTGCTGCCTGCGGTCTGAACCCGTTCTGGCACAAGGACAGCATTGAACTGCTGCCGGGTCGCTATGCGGTGCCGATGGATCAGGGCGTGGACGTCATGCGCGGCACGACCGACCAGGGCCTCGAAGTGGTCATGGCCAAGAAGTTCGACAACTCGACCTTCGAAAGCCTTTACACGCTCGATGTCCTTTACGGGGTGGTCAACACCAACCCGGAAATGAACGGCGTGATCTTCTGGGGTCAGTCGTAATTGGTTGGGGCGGGGCTTTGGCCTCGCCCCTTCCTCCAGCCTGAGGACGAGATGGGCTACACTCGCCGCGATGTAATTGATGGGGCTTTGGCCGAGATCGGTTACGCAAACTATGCCTTCGACATGCAGGCCGAGCAGCTTGAGGCTGTGAAGCGCCGGCTCGACGGTATGCTGGCGGCGTGGAACGCAATGGGCATCCGGCTCGGCTATCCGATCCCGTCCAGCCCTGCAAATAGCGAACTGGCACAAGAAACCGAGCTGCCCGACAGCGCATGGGATGCGGCGATCACGAACCTTGCCGTTCGCATTGCGCCGATGTTCGGCAAGACTGTTGCGCCTGAGACCAAGCGCGCCGCCAAGGCCACGCTTAACACCCTGTTCGCGCTGGCCGCTGTGCCTGCTGAAATGCAGCTCCCCGGCACCCTGCCAATGGGCGCGGGCAACAAGGGCTGGCGCTCTTACGAGGCGTTTTTCCCTGAACCCGAAGCACCTTTGACGACCGGCCAGACCGGCGATTTGGAGTTCTGACCATGCCAACGATCAACCAGCTTTCGGCGGTCGATAGCCTAAGCGCAGGCGATCAGGTGCCGCTCTATTCTGCCGCTCAAGGTGATGCGCGCAAGTTCTCGCTGACCACGCTGGTAACGTTCCTGTCCACCGCGTTCTCGACCCTCACCGCGTCCAGCTACGTCAAGACCACGGCCACTACGGTTGCGAACCTGCCCAGCGCTGCGACTGCCGGTGCGGGTGCGCGAGCGATGGTCACGGACAGCAACACCGCAACTTTCAACGCTACCGCAGCGGGCGGCGGCGCAAACATCGTCCCTGTGGTTTCCAACGGCACTGACTGGAAGGTAGGCTAATGTTCGACGTCTTTGACCCCGCCTGGCAGGAGACCATTTCGGTTTCCAATTCAGCCAGCGCGACCGTTGCGGTTTCCTTGCCGACCTATGCGTCCAGCATCCTGCTGACGAACACCAGTTCGACGGCGCGGGTGCATGTCGCTGTGACGGGCTACCCGGATGGCATTGCAGGCGCTGGCACGGCTCCCACGACTTCAACCGGCTTGCCAATCCTGCCAGGTGGCCAGATCCGCGTTGCTGTGCCGCGCGGGACCAAGGTGATCCGGACCATTGCAACGGCTGCTGATGGCCTCATTCTCATCACGCCCGGACGCGGTGGCTAATGCCTGCGCTTGGCCTTGGTATTGGGATCAGGATTGGCTTGCTGGCTAGCACGGCAGGCCCGTCGCCAAGCATTCCGACCATAGGCCCATCCGGCACCTGGACCGGCACGGCTGGCAGCGGCTACGGCGGTTCACCCCCGACTGATCCTGTCCGCACCACGGCCAAGCCGATGCTGCGCCCGCTGTTCGTCGAGAACGACGTCTTTATCAGCGACCGAACCATTGTGGTGGACGCGATGGCGACTGCGGGCGTCACCAAGGTTCGCTTCTACTGCGAAGGCAACACGGTTGACGTTACTTCGCCGCGCTGGGTGCCTTATACCGATGTAAATGGCGTTTCGCGGCTGATGTATGGCTATGCGGTGACGCTGGACAAGGCGGCATTCGACGCGATTACGGCCAGCGGCACGGCGAACATCTACGCCGAAGCTTACCCGACTGATGGGGCCTTGCAGAACCGGGTCATTGGCCCATTCCGGATGCACAACCGGGCGACGCTTTATGCCGGGACGCGGACTGTCGCGCCGTCTGGTGCAGACCACACGACTATTGTGGCGGCGCTCAACTGGATCACGACCAACAGCCCCTCGGCCCGGAACTATCGTATCCAGATCACGGCCAGCGGTGACTATGCGCTCAATACCGCTGTTTCGAGCAAGTACGATGGCGCAACCCATTGGGTCACGATTGAGGCGGCGGGCGGCGTAACGGCCAGCATCACCAGCAGCACGACGCGCACCAACATTCGCCCGCAATACGATGGCCTGCGCTTCAAGGGCAGCGGGATTGTTCTGGATCACGCCAAGTTCTCGTCGATTGTGATGGAGAGCACCGGCACCGGCTTGCTGTGGATCGACGGCTGCACGATCCAGCAGACGGGCGGCAAGTTCGCGGTCTTTGATGGGATTTTCCCGCAAAGCTACTGGATGAGCATGTCCAGCGGCACGGCCCGTAACTTCTACGCGACGGACTGCTCAACGACCGGGGGTGTGTTCAACGGCTTCTCCTACTGCAACCTTGCGCTGAATTGCTACATTGATGACATTTCCAGTGATGCCTTCCAGAATAACAAGTATTTTCAGGGGCTGACCTCGGCGGCACTTTCGCCCAGCGGGGTCGGCGGGTTGCGGACGCATCTGGCGGCGATTGACCTGACCTATACCGGCGCGGGTGTTCCCAAGATCGCGATCAGCGGTTCGCCCAACACCCCAACCGGGGCCAGCACCCGGACTTTGCAATGCTATGTGGACGGCGTTGCGGTGGGAACGGCGCTGACGATCACCAACCCGACTTACAGTCCAACCGGCTCCGGCTATACGACCTGGGCAACGGTTGCTGCGCATATCGACGCGCTGGCGGACTTTGGCGCGACGGTGAACGGTGCCGCAGGAACGCGGCGCGCAATCTCTGCATCAAAGGCGGGCCTTACCCCGACCGATACGCTGGCGAACGGCACAGGCCGCGAGATCACGTTCACGGCTGGCGCGGCGCAGATGACTTCGATCTTCGACGTTCACAGCGACCTCGCGCAGTATTTCGGCAATTACGAGAACTACGGCGGGCGCTTCATGTCCGGCAAGCAGATCGACGGGCAGGGCTTCTTTGTTGACGGAACCAGCACCACGCTTGCGGATTGCCAGTTCTCCGGGATTGAGATTTCTTCGACCGCCACCGGCAATAACACACAGTTCTATTCGGCTTGGTCGCATTCCAGCATCTACAACCTGACGGCCTGCAATCAGGACGTGCTGATGCGGATTGACGGAGCAGGGGCGGCAAAGTTCAACCCTGACACGCGCTGCAAGTTTAGCAACTTCTCTTGTTACAACTTCCGCTGGGCCACCGGGACGCCGGACGCTGATCTTGTGATTGACCGTGTGAATGTAGAAACCGGCACCCTGCCGACCGGAACCACCAACGGCACGACTGCCACGACCAACCTCTATGTGAGCGCACCTAGCGACCTGACGCCGGTGACGGGCGGCAACCTGCTTGTGAGCGGCACGTACCTAGGGGCGCGACAGGCCGATGGGACTTTTAACGTCTGATGCAAGTCCCGATCCTCTCTGGCGTCTACGCGGACCAAAGCCCGGACTTCCGGACCAGTTATCCGCTGAACCTTGTGCCGACGCCGAAAGCCACGGGCATCAATCAAGGCTATCTGCGGCCCGGTGATGGCATCGACACGCTGGGCACTGGTCCCGGCACCATGCGTGGGTCGATCCTGTGGAACGGCGTGGTTTATGCCGTCATGGGTGCAAAGCTGGTCACGATCGACTCAGGCGGCGCAGTGACGGTGCTTGGCGATGTGGGCACCGATGGCCTGCCGGTGACGCTGGACTACAGCTTTGAACGCCTGATTATCGCCAGCAACAGCAACCTGTTCTACTGGAACGGGACGCTAACGCAGGTGACGGACCCGGACCTTGGCGTGGTGGTCGATGCCATGTGGATCGATGGCTACACCATGACCACCGATGGCGAATTTCTGATCGTCACCGACTTGAACGATCCGACCGCTGTGAACCCGCTCAAGTATGGCTCAAGCGAAGCCGATCCTGATCCGGTGGTGGCGCTGTTCAAGCTGCGGAACGAAGCGGTGGCGCTTAACCGGCATACCATCGAGTTCTTTGACAACATCGGCGGCGACCTGTTCCCGTTCCAGCGCATCGAAGGCGCGCAGATCGAAAAGGGCTGCATCGGCACACACGCTTGCTGCCTTTACATGGAAGCCGTCGCGTTTCTTGGCGGCGGGTTCAATGAGCAGCTTTCGGTCTACATCGGCGCGAACGGCACGGCGCAGAAGCTTTCGACGCATGAGATTGACCTGATCCTTGCGGACTATTCGGACGGCGAACTGGCGCAGGCGATCTTGGAGACCCGCAACGAAGGCTCGCACCAGTTCCTTTACGTACATCTGCCTGACCGCTCGCTGGTCTATGACGCTGGCGCATCGGCGGAACTGCAAGTGCCGGTGTGGTTCGTGTTGGAGACGAACGGCAAGTATCGCGCGCGGCATTTCGTGCGGGCCTATAACAACTGGCTTTGCGGCGATCCGGACAGCGCGGACATTGGCTATCTGACCCGCGATGTCTCGACGCATTGGGGCGAAGAGGTTGAATGGGAGTTCGCCACGCAGATCCTCTACAACGAGGGACGCGGCGCGCAGGTCCATGAGATTGAACTGGTCGGCCTGACTGGCTCGGTGCCGCTCGGTGTGACACCAGTGCTTTCGACCGCATACAGCGTGGACGGCGTTACCTGGTCGCAGGAACGCGCGATCAGCGCCGGGGTGCAGGGCCAGCGCGCCAAGCGGCTTGTCTGGCTGCAACAGGGTTCGATGCAGAACTGGCGCGTCCAGCGCTTTAAGGGTTCGAGCGATGCCCATGTCGCGGTCGCAAGGCTGGAGGTGCGGCTTGAGCCGCTGGCTTGGTGATGGCAAACGCACTTCGCCTTTCCCGCGCGCAGATTGCCCGCTTCGTCGGCAATGACCCGGAAGCGATCAAGCAGCTCGAAAAGCTGTTCGGGCTGGTTGAGACAAACATCAATAACGGCCAGATCGACGCTGTGCAGATTGAGGCGGGGACTGCTCAGGCGACGGCCAACGAGATCGCGGCGCGCGTTTCTAGCGTTGAGCAGACCTTGGCCGAGATTGCTTTGCAGCCGCGCGAGGAAATTGTCTTTCCGGCGCAGACTGGCGGCGCTGGCGTTACACTGACGACTGTCGAGGTTGATGTCGGTAGCAACGCCAAGACTGGCGGCAAGTTCACGATCGCAGGCGCTGGCTTTACACCGGGCAAGCCGGTCTTGATCCAACAGGCGGTTGGCCCTTACACTGGCAAGGGAACGCGCGCAGATGAGGCTGAGATGGACCAGTTAAGCGTTAGCGCAGCAGTGACCGACAGCGCAACCATTACGGCTTACTGGGCATCGCCGCGCCGGGTCAAAGGCAACTTCAAGTTCAACTATCAAGTGAGCGCGTGACATGGCTGTAATCGAAGGCATCGTAAGCACCAACGGCGCGGAAGTTGACGCCAACAACCGCTTGAAGGTCAACCTCGACACCGGGGCAAACCCGGCGCAGGTCGGTGGGGTGCGGTTCTTCTCGGAGAACGACGCGGACAGCAACTATCTGGCCAGCCCGGAGACCGATGACGACTATCGCCTTCGCGTGGCGCAAGAGACGATCTTTGACACCGAGACGTTCAACTACACCGCGCAGAGCACCGGCAAGCATACTTATGCCAACACGACCATGACCAATGCCTGGTCTGCGGCGGGCCTGACGACCAACAGCGGCAACATCACGACCACGACCACAGGGACCAGCTTCGGCACCTATGCCGAGTTCCCGCTGATCGGGGCCAGCCAGGTCTATGCCGAGATCGAAGGCTCGTTCACTGCGCAGCCAACGACCAACACCGTGATTGACTTTGGCATGTTCCGGCGCGGCGGTGCCAACCCTTATGCGCCCACCGATGGCGTCTATTTTCGCCTCAACTCGTCGGGAATGATAGGCGTCATCAATTACAATGGCGCAGAGACGACCATTTCCTTCACTGGCTTTACCTATAACAACAACCAGAAATATCAGTTCATCATCTCGTTCCATGAGCGCGAGGTCGAGTTCTGGATCGACGGTAAACTATGGGGCAGCATTGAAACTCCGGTCGGGCAGGGTCAGCCGTGCATGTCTGGATCGCTGCCGTTCTCAATGCGCCATGCGATTGCGGGCGGTGCTGCTGGTGCGGCGCTGTCGTTTGTGCTCAATGACTACACCGTGTCGCTCGGCGGGCCGCAGCTTTCGTCGACAGTGGCCGTCATGGGCAACCGCATCTATGGCTCCTATCAGGGCCTCTCTGGCGGCACGATGGGTTCGCTGGCAACCTATCCCAACTCGACCAACGCAACCGCTGCTGCGCCGTCCAACACGGCACTGACGGCGAACCTTCCGGGCGGTCTTGGCGGACAAGGCGCGGTCACGGCTGCTGCTGCGGCGGCAACGGACGGGATCTGGGGCAGCTATCAGGTTCCGGCTGGCACTGCCAACGTGCAGGGGCGCAGGCTGGTGGTGCGCGGGGTGCGAATTAGTGCGCTGAACACTGGCGCGGCTGTGGCGACCACAGCAACGGCGATCCAGTTTAGCCTAGCGTTCGGTCATACCGCTGTTTCGCTAGCGACGGCAGAAGGTGCGGCAGCAAAAGCACCGCGCCGCATTGCGCTGGGCCATATGACGTGGCCGATCGGCGCTGCGATTGGTGCAGGCCCGCAAGACGGCGAGATTTTCGTGGACCTTGGCGATGCGCCCATTTTTGTCAATCCGGGCGAGTTCATTGCGCTGGTCGGCAAGTTCCTGGTCGGCACAGCCACGGCATCGCAGACGATCAGCTTTGTCTGGCAACCGATCTATGGGTGGGAGTAAACCATGACCGTAACCGCAACCGTTCTGATCCCAGCCAAGATCGCTGAGAGCAGCCAGACCACGCAATACACCTCGACCAACGTGACCACGATCATCGACAAGTTCACCGCCACCAATTACTCAGCGTCGGCGGCTACCTTGTCGGTCAATCTGGTCACTGGCGGCGATACGGCGGGCAACCAGAACCTGATCGTCAAGACCAAGACCTTGCAGCCGGCTGAGACCTATACTTGCCCGGAACTGGTGGGCCAGGTGCTGACGAATGGCGCGTTTATCTCGACCATCGCTGGCACGGCTACCGCAATCAACATCCGCGCATCGGGCCGGGTGATTTCGTAAGACTTGACTGATCGAAGTGTCTGTGCAAGTAATCCCTTTGCGACAGGCCTGCAAAGCTATCGCGCGAAGCCCCGGTGCCAGCCGGGGCTTTGCTTTTCCTGGGCATGTGGCACAGCTATTGCTTGTGCTTTTGGTTTGGGTTATAGTCGCGCCACCGAGTTAGCGGGCAGCCGGTAGCCCTCCATGCGTGGAGGTGTTTTTGGGCGCTGCCGAGTTCTGGCTTTCCCGTAATCTCAAGGAAGCGTTCGGGCTACCGGATGGCGCGCATGACTGGCTCATGGGCCTGTGGAACGTTGCGCAGGTCTTTGATGACATGGCGGACGGCGACCATCCGGCCCGTGACGATCTGGACCGCGCGCTATGCGATGCGCTGGTCCTGCTACCGGAAAACCAGTTTTACACCGCCAACAAGCATATCCTGTTGCCGCTCGTCGCGCTGTGCATCCTGAAATGGAAAGCCAGCGACGACCTTGAGCGCGCAGGAGAAGCCAGTGCGGTTTCGTTTGTCTGGCGCGCTGGCTTTTATGACCTGGTGCTGGCCTGCGTCCAGATTGTCCACGGCGTTGAAACAGCAATGGAAATCGCGGCCAACGTGGCGCGGCTCTACGGCGAAAACCTTGACGAATACATGAAGGAAATGCGCGATGCCTAGTCCGGTTATCGGCCTTATTGGCGCTGGTATTGGCAGTTCTGTGATCGGCGCGTCTGCACAGTCGAAGGCGGCTAGCAACGCATCCGATGCGCAGGTGCAGGCGGCACAGCTTGGCGTTGACGAACAGCGGGCCGCGCGCGAGGAAATGCGCCGCTTGCTTGAGCCATACGTGGCAGCGGGTGGCCCTGCACTTGCCGCCCAGATGGCCGCGCTTGGCCTGTCGGGTGAGGAGGCGCAGCAGGGCTTTGTTGACCAGCAGGCCAATAACCCGATCTTTCAGGCGCTGGCCCAGCAGGGTGAGGACGCCATTCTACAAAACGCCTCGGCAACGGGGGGATTGCGGGGCGGTAACGTGCAGGGGGCGCTTGCGCAGTTCCGCCCCGCAATGCTCAACCAGTTTCTTGAGCAGCAGTATGCCAAGCTAGGCGGCATGACGCAGCTGGGCCAGAATAGCGCGGCGGGCGTCGGCAACGCTGGGCTGGGCGTGGCCAGCGACATCAGCAAGCTTTTGCAGCAAGCAGGCGCGGCGCGGGCTGGTGGTGCGATCGCGCAGGGCAATGCGTGGGGCGGTTTGGCAAATAATATCGGGGGCCTTGCCGGGATTGTGCTGGGCGGTGGCCTCAAGACTGGCCAGACGCCGGGGTTCTTCTGATGGGGCCGATCGACTACAGCCTGAACATCGCCAACCCGCTCAACTCTGTTTTGCAGGGTTTTCAGCTTGGCCGGCAGATGCGCCAAGAGCAGGAACAGCAGCGCCGAGCAGAGGCCGAACGTGAGCGCGCTATTCAGAAGCAGCAGGCGCAAGCGGCGCTGGCTGGCAACCCCAACGCGACTTTCGGTGACTACCGCAAGGTCATGCAGATGTTTCCGGAAGAAACCAAGGCTTTGACTGAGCAGTGGTCCGCAATGGATAAGGTGGCCAAGGAAACCATGTTCTCCGCTGGTGCTGATGCCTTTGCGCTGATCCGGCCCGGTGCGGATGGCAAGATCGACGCCGCGCCTGCTGCTGCCAAGCTTGAAGAGTATGCCGCCGCAGCTGACAACAGCGGTGACAAGCAGGGCGCGCAGAAGTTCCGCGACATGGCGGCCTTCGTCAAGGCTAACCCGGACGCTGGCCGTGCGACCATTGGCACTGTGCTTTCTGCATGGGATCCGGAACGGGCCAAAAAGCTGATGGACTTTGGCAGCGGTGGGGACGTTGCCGACCTCGACAAAGGCTATGCGCTCAACGTCAAGCTTTACGGCAAGGCGCAGGCTGATGCGTGGCGTCAGGCCGAGGAAGCCAAGAAGGGCATCATTACCTCGACCGGTCCGCTTGGCACCAGCTACGTCCCCGCGCTCAAGGTCGCGCCGATGCTGGCCGCTGGCACTGTGGCGGGGACTGCTCCTGAAAGCCCCGGGCCGGTCGAAACCCGCGCTGATGGCAACCCCGCGTTTCTAACGCCCGCGCAGTATCAGGCGACTGTCGCTGCAATGGGTAAGGAGCGCACTGACGAATATCTCAAGACCAACGGCATCGCTGTGATCGAGGACAAGTCCACTGTGTCGGGCAAGACCTATTACAAGATCGGCGGCAAGTGGTTCGACAATCCGGAAGGCCGATAGATGCCTGAGGTCACTAATCCCAACCTTGTCAAGATCCTCAACGCAAAGGCAGAGCCGGTGCAAGACACTGGCGGCGAGGTGTTTATCCCCGCGCCGGGCGCTGCCGCGCGTGAGAACCGGGACATTCGCCGCGCGGAATTGGACGAGGTAAGCACGGCAACGACTGTTGAAACGTCACGCCGGGCGGGCCGTCAGGAAGTGCGGGGCGCTGCCGGCGAGTTGCGTGATGCGTTTGAGAAACAAAAGCCCGTTACAGATTATCAGACCGCGCTGCCTGCTTATTCGACCATCCTGAACCTTGCGGCGGGTAAGCCAAACAAGGCCAGTGATTTCACTATCATCACGCTGTTTAACAAGGTGCAAGACCCTGGCAGCGCGGTGCTGGGTGGGGAGCGAGACCAAGCAGCTGACGTTTCAACGCTGCTTGAAAAATACAAGACAAAGTTGGCCGGCCTGTTCGACCCGGAGGTTGGCTTTGTTTCGGACGATGCGCGCCGCCAGTTTGTCGCGTCCACTCATGCGCTAATGACCGAACGTCGCCGCGCTTATGACGCCATGCGGACGCGCTATTCGGATATTGCCCAAGCGCCAGAATATGGTGTGCGGCCCGAGCTGGTTGTTGGCCGCGATTACGGTGACGCATACCGGCAGGAAATCCAGAACACGTGGGCCAAGGTGTTTCCGCAGGCTGGCAATGAAGGCCCGCCGCCGTTGCAGGTCGCGCCGGGCAAGAAGTTCTCAACCGAGCAGGACTTGGCCAATGCCGAAGCGCTGAACAAGCTGTGGGCATCCGGCGCGACGATCGAGCAGATGAACGCGGAAAGCATTCGGCTAACCACCTCGCCGCTGACTCCCGAAGCGATGGACTACCTGCGCAAGAACGAAGGCAACCGCAATGCGCCGGCTGTTTCCCCTGCATCGTCGGGCAATCAGGAAGCACCGGTTGGTGGGCTTATGGGCGACATCCGCGACACGGGCGTTGGCCTCGCAAGCGGTGCTCTTCGTGGTTACAGCGCAAACCTTGCTGAAGAACTGGTGAACTTCGTTGACCCAGCCACAGCGCAAAAATTGCAGGCAGCGCTGGACTATGGTGCCGAAAAGGCTCCGATTGCCAACTTTATCGGCGAAACGACCAGCGGGATTGTCTCGCCCCTAGCAAAGATCGCACCGCCGCAGGTCTCTAATCCAGTGCTGCGTGAGGCATTAAAGGGCACCGTTTACGGCACCCTCTACGGTTCCGGCGAGGCTGATCCTAACGCTGGGCTGTCTGAGCGTGTGGTGAACGCTGCTATCGGTGCGGGGACTGGCGGGGCTGGTGGGGCTATCGGCGGTAGGGTTGCGCAGGCAATGGGTGCCGGTGCGCCGAATGCAGCCGTTCAGGCCGCGCAGGATCTGAACATCCCAGTGCTATCGTCTGATGTTGCGCCGCCCACCACGTTCATGGGCCGTAGCGCGCAGCAGCTTGGCGAACGTGTGCCGTTTGCCGGAACGTCTGGCGTCCGACAGGCCCAGCAGACCGCGCGGACCGATGCGGTGACTGAATTGCTGGCCGACTACGGCGTGGGCGATCCCCAGCTTGCGGAAAAGGTCGCATCGTCGCTGACGCAGACCCGCAAGGCACAGATTGATAAATACACGACCATGAAGCGCGAAGTCATTGCGCCTCTTGCGTCGGCTGGCGAAGTGCCCGTGACCGGTGCAACCAAGGCAATTGACGATGAGATCACGCGCCTTGAGCGGATTAGTCCGGAGGGCTTTGCGCCAGTTGTTTCGATCCTGCGCCGCTGGAAGTCTGACCTTGCTGGCAAGTCGCTGGACGACATTGAAGTGCTGCGCCGCCAAGTGGGCGAAGAGTTTGCTGCGCCTGAATTGGCCAAAGTAAGCGGCGAGGCGCAAAAGAGCCTGAACCGCATCTATGGTCCGCTGCGCGAAGATATGGGCGCATTCATCAAGGCAAACGGTGCGCCGAAGGATTACGTCAAGTGGCAAGTTGCGAACAAGCGGCTGGCCGAAGGCATGGAAGAGCTTGGCAAGTCCGCGCTCAAGTCCGTGTTGCGCGATGCAGACCAGACGCCGGAGGCGGTTTGGCGCTTGCTGTTCAGCAACAAGCCCAGCGATGTGGCCGCGCTCTATCGCAACCTTGGCCCGCAAGGCCGTGCTGCGGCGCGTTCGGCGATTATGGACAAGGTTTTCCGCGATGCCGGCGGCAACCTTGCCGAGATGACGCCTGAAAAGTTTTTGCGCGATGTGAAAAAGCAGGCCAGTCAGGTCCGCATCTTCTTCAATGGCGATGAAGCCAAGCGCCTAGAAGGTCTGATCGGCGCCCTCAAGTTGACAACGCGGGCAGGCGAAGCGCCGGTCCTGACTGCCTCCGGGCAGCAGACATATGCTCCCATTGTTGGCGCTGGCCTTCTCGACGCATTCGGGACGGGTGGCGCGGCTATCGCTGGCGGGGCATCGCTTGGCCTGCTTGCGCGGGCTTATGAAAGCGCGCCGGTTCGCCAAGCAATCATGCGCTTCCAGAACGCTAAGCCGATTGACCAGAATGCTGCGGCACAGCGCGTTGTCGCTGCGATGCGCACGGCCATGGGGCAGGCTGGTCCTAACATTTCAGGAAACCCGGAGCCAATGCAATGACCGCTATTTTCCAGCCCATCCCTACGTTCAACGGACTGGACGGCCTGCCGCTTGATAATGGCTCGATCTATGTAGGCCAAGCGGGATTGGACGCGCGGACAAACCCGATTACGGCCTATCGCGATCAGGCGATGACCATCCCCTGGACGCAGCCGATCCGCACTGTGGCGGGCTTCCCGGCCTATCAGGGCGCACCTTCGCCGATCTATTGCGCTTCCAGCCCGTTTTCGCTGACCACGTTGCAGAACGATGGGCAGGTGGTGCTAAACCTTGCCAGCGTTCCAGGCTTTGGTTCGGCGCGCGAAAAGCTGACCGCAAACCGCACCTATTACGTCCGCAGCGATGGCAGCGACAGCAACAGCGGGCTTGCCAACACGGCGGGCGGGGCGTTCCTGACGATCCAAAAGGCAATCGACGTTGCCTATTCGCTGGATCTTGGCGGCTATGGCGTGACGGTGCAGGTTGGCGACGGCACCTATACTGGCGGCCTCAAGCTGTATGGCCCGCTTATTGGCGCTGAAAACAGCGATGGCCGTCCGCTCCAGATCATCGGCAACGAAGGCACCCCGGCGAACGTGGTCCTGTCCGTCACCAGCGACAACGCGGTGGCGCTCTACAACGCGGCTTATGTGTTCCTGGCGGGCATCGAGTTCCGCACCACGAGCAGCGGCTATGGCTGGCTGCCGTCCGGCAATTCGCTGATTGAGCATCGCAACTGCCGCTTCGGCGCGGTGGCGCAAGAAATGATCCTGTCGCTGTCCGGCTCGATTGTGCGGGCGGTTGGCGCAACGACTGTAGCGGGCAACGCGGCTTCGTTCTGCCATGCCACCAAGCGCTCGCTGATTGACTTTGACAGCCAGACCATCACGTTCAGCGGCTCGCCGGTATTCTCGACCTATCTGTGGGGCGTCAATGACGCGACCATTAACCTGTCGGGCGCGACGCTCACCGGCACGGTGACGGGCGGCATCACGGTCCACCTCAACGGCCTGCTCAATGCCACCGCGATCACCGGCTCCTATCTCGGCGGGTCTGCGCCGGTTGTGGACGACAGCGGCTATATCGCGACCTCGCTGATCCAGAACGCCCTGTTCTATGTCCGCAGCGACGGCAGCGACCAGAACGATGGCCTAGCCAACAGCGCCGCCCGCGCCTTTCTGACGCTCAACGGCGCGCTCAACGCCATGCAGCGCATTCCGCCCGATCCGATTACGCAGGGTGCGGGTGGCGGCATCCGTGCGGCGGCTATCAATGTCGGGGCGGGAACATATACCGCGCAAGTCACCCTGCGCGACATTCCGGCGTTTTCGGTTATCAATATCGTGGGCGACGAAACCACCCCGGCCAACGTGCACATTAACGTCACCGGGTCTTGCTTTACGGCTGATGGCATCAAGACCGCGTTCAACATTCGCGGGATGCGGCTCTCAGCATCGGGTGGCAACTGCATTGCCTCGCAGCGTGGGTCGCTGGTCTCGTTCCAGAAGTGCGAGTTCAACACCGCCGCCGTGCATATCTTGGCTGAGACTGGTGGACAGGTTCGGGCGACGGGCAACTATTCAATTGTCGGCGCGGCAAGCTTCCATGTGATCCAGCGCTATGGCTCGATTGTAGACATTCCCAACGCGGTTGTCACCATCACCGGGACACCAGCCTTCACCACGTTCCATTTCTGCGAGAGCAGTCTTGCGCGCTGGACCGGCTCAAGCTTCTCCGGCTCGGCTACCGGCACTCGCTATGACGTCCGGCTCAACGGCGTAATCAACACTGGCGGCCTTACGCTGCCCGGCAACGTTGCAGGTTCCACGGCCACTGGTGGCCAATACGCTTAAGGAGAACTGACATGGCCTCAATGCCCCCCCCCGCTCCGGCGCCTGCGCCAAGCCCCTCGCCGACACCGACCGAGCCGCCGCCGCTGAAGCCAGCAGATGATGGTAGCGGCGGTGCCTGAAGTTTTTGCGATCTATCTCGGCATGGTCCCGGTCGTCACGATCTGGGCCATGCTGCGGGGCTGGCGTAGCGATCGGCCAGAGCTGACGCGGTGCGGCGCGGTGGTGCTTGGCCATGCCGCCGTAATGCAACTTGTCGCGCTGTTCTGGCCCGTTGTGGAAGGGCAGGGCTATCCGTGGGCTGCAATTACTGCCTCGCTGGTGGCGGTTTTGTGGGTCGTTTGCAAGGTTCCTGCCACGCGCGCCTGCGCCATGCTCGCCGGTTCCGTGCTGTTCGGCATCCTGTCCAGCTTGATCTACGGCGTCTCAACCACGCTGCAAGGCCACCAAGTGCATTCAGATTGGGCCTATTTTTCGGCGCAATTCACAATGGGTTTGGCTAACCTTTTGATTCTGTTAGGTTGGACCCATGAACTACGCCTTAGCCGCATTGTTGACCGTGTTGTCTGCGCCGCTGCTCGCCTGGTGCAGTCGGCTCATTGGGGAGGTGTGGCGCGGTGAACGGAGGGGGCGAAGGCGAAGGCCGGAAGATTGACTGGCCGCTGGTGATCTCGATCGCCGCGCTGCTGTTTGGCGTGGTGCAGTTTGTCCGCGAGATGAACGACGACACCGAGGCCCGCGCCGTCGCCAACGAAGCCCGCCTTACCGTGATCGAATGCAAGCTGGGCATGGATAAATGCGGAGGGCGGCAGTGACTGATTTACGGAAACCGGTGTTTGACGCTATTCGCGCCGCAAAAGGCTCGATTGCCCCGCATGAAGTGCCTTACATTGACGACCTGCTGGACCGGCTCGGCGTAGCAAAGGCTGGCACTACCGGCCGGCGCGCGATCAACAAGGCCGGGCTGGAACTGGTCAAGGAGTTCGAGGGCCTGCGCTTGAAGGCGTATCTCTGCCCCGCGAAAGTCTGGACCATCGGCTACGGCTCGACCGGCTCGCATGTCCGTGGGGGCATGGTCATTACCGAGGCTCAGGCAGAGGAATTGCTACGGTCTGATCTGCGGCGGTTCGAGGATGCAGTCGCCAAGGCTGCGCCGGTTGCGACCGATAACCAGTTCAGCGCGATGGTATGCCTTGCGTTCAACATTGGCGAAGGCGCGTTCTCCGGCTCGACCGTCCTGCGCAAGCACAACGCTGGCGATCATGCCGGTGCCGCCGAAGCTTTCAAGATGTGGAACAAGGGCGGCGGTCAGGTGCTGGCTGGGCTTGTTCGCCGCCGTGCTGCTGAGGCGCAGTTGTATCGGAGCGCGGCATGAAGCGCGACCTCATGCGCGGCGGCTTAGCATGGGCGCTGCTCGCTGGCCTGTTTGCCGCTGGCTGGCAGTTGCTTGGCCATGAGGTGCCGCAATCTAACCGTGACATGGTAATTTACATGCTGGGCCAGCTCTCCGGCTTCGTCGGCACAGCGCTGGCGTTCTATTTCAGCACCAGCAAATCAAGCGCGGAAAAGTCCGCCACGATTGACCGGCTGACGAAGGGGGATGAGTGAGTAAGCCCTACTATAACCCGCGCAACCGCAACATCCGCTATGACAGTGCGCCTCTGTCTTGGTCGCAGGCATACTATGATCGGGAGCGGCCAAAGCCTGAGGTTGGGTTCAAGGACCGCGAGAAGTGATCTGGTTTCTAGCCCTGCCGCGCTGGGCTAAGGGCGCGATCGGTGGCGTGGTGCTGCTTCTGGCGCTCTGGGCTGCAAAAGCGCTCTATGACCGCTCCGTTGTCAGCGAGCACGAAACCAAAATCCAAGCCCAGGTCCAGACCAAAGCCGCCGCTGCCAATGCCAATGCTGCCGGCGCGGTGAGCGATACCCGAAACGCGGTGCAGAAAGGAAACGACGATGCGCGCAAAGCTGCCAACGCTGGCACTGACCCTCTCCGCGATGGCTTTAACAGCCTGCGGACCGAAGCCGGTAAGGATCGCCCTGCCGCCCGCTGATCTGACGGTGTGCGCTGACGAGCCGCGCGCTCCAGACTTGCCTAGCCGCGATGCGCAGGATGAGCGCGATCGGTTGACGCTGGATTACGTGCTCTCGCTGAGAAGCGCTTGGGGTGATTGCCGCGCTAAGGTCGACGGGCTCAAGGCTTGGCGGGAACGGGCCGGAGCCTAAGCTGTCGGGGGAGTAGGTAGGGGCATCCAGTGGGTTGGGAAAACCTCATCTGGACCGTCAGCGTGATTCCCGGTTTCGTCGGGGTCGCCCCAATCAATCCTGTCGCCTGTAGTCCAACCAGAATAGCCGCATCCAGATTGATCGGAAAAATCGCCAGTCCACCAACCGACGACTTCGTGCGCCCCCACCTCCGAAAATAGCTCCCCCTTTAGGCGAACTGGCGTCCCGTCCTTCGGCGCGCTCTCAATCGGCAGCCACTCCATCACTCACCTCCAGCCCGCGCGATGGCGGCGCCTATGGATATGGCAAATGCTTCAGCAGCAGCCTCAGCATTGACCTTGCTGTCATAGCGGAATGCGCCATTGCCGAACGGCCCATGCCAAGCCCAGCGCGGCCAAAGCTGGTGGCGCGTCCAAGGGCCCGTCGCGGGCCAGCGAATTTGCACACCCCATCGCCCACGCCAATCCTGATGCGCGCGGATCTCAGGCTTGTCTAGCCGGTTAAGCCTCACCTTCCGCTCATCCCCGGCTTCGATCTCGGTGGGGGTCATGGGCGGCAATCCAAATCAGCCTGCATAGCTTCTTCACCAGTCATATCGGTTAGCTCGTTCTGAAACTTGTGCCAGTGCTGCGATCCATGTGGCACCATCGCCCACCCTTCACAGCCTTCTTCACCGCACTTGCAGGGCAGTGCATACATGGGCCAATCCCATCCGGTGATTGTGACAATTTCACCCTTTACGGTATAGTCAGTGACCCTGCTTCCGCTCATGTAGCGTTCGATAAACTCGGCCCGTTCCATCACCCCTTCTCCTGCAAAACAG